TAAATGATAAAAGACCAGGAAGGAAAAGAAAACAAACTAAATAAGTCAGATCTCCAAATCAACAGGGGATTTGAGTTGATGTTGAGAACTACTAACAGAGGAGGAGATAAAAAACCAAAGACTTTCGAAATAAGTTTTGGTAAAATGTTTAGTCTCTTTAAAAGAGAAATACATTTTAACTTAAACTTCTTCTTAAATATAACCCAAAAACAATAAGGGAGAAAAACCATGTTAGCAGTAACTCTCACTTTAGGTACACTAATATCTGTAATGTTCTTTTTTGTGGGAGGCGTTATTGGATGGACAGCAAAGCAATATTTTGTAGAAAAAAATTATATTGCATATACTCATCCAGAAATGTTTGACCAAAATGGTAATATAATACCCGACGAAATTTTAGCCGTGAGATTTGAAAACGATTATGACTACAACGAAGACGAAGACGAAAACGAATAGTTCCGTAGAACTTCCACCAAATGCTTTTCAATATGAAATTTTAGAGTTAGTTTCCATTCAAAAAACTAACTCTAAAAAAATTGAAATCTTGCAAAAATATGCTAATGATGCATTGAAGGTTATTCTTGTTTGGAATTTTGATGATTCTGTAATATCACTTCTTCCCCCCGGAGAAGTTCCCTACTCTGGTATTGAAGAACAAACTCTATTGAATGGAAGTTTGAGTGATAATTTAACTAAGAGAGCGAATAATCAATCTCCAGAAACTATTGCTTTTGCTGGTACTGAAGAACGTGTAGATGCTCAACACACGTCCATAAGATCCGAGTATAAAAATTTTTACAACTTTGTTAAAGGTGGAAATGACAGTATTTCTTCAATGAGAAGAGAGTTGATGTTTATAAACATCCTAAAAGGATTGCACCCTAAAGAAGCAGAAATTTTGTGTTTGGTAAAAGATAAAAAACTTGCCGATAAATATAAAATATCTCTTGAAGTAGTAAAAGAAGCCTATCCTGATATTACTTGGGGTGGTCGCTCATGAGAGGAGTAGTAGCAGGTAAAAAAATGGAGCAATGGACTCAACAAGAAAAGAAAGAACTTCCAACTCAGTATGGATGCGAATTGCTCTTTGAAAGAGCTACCTTAGAACAAGTCAAGGATAAAAGTCTTCCTAGTGATGCGTATATTATTATCTACGAAGTAGATGGAAATTCATATATGGATTTATGTAGGGGAACTAAGGTTAAAATTTTTGATCTTTATTATGATAAGTTTGGTCCTGGGTCAGTTAAAAAAATTGATTTTGGATACGGACGTACTAATCCCAAACTATGGGGATATAAACAACCAGAAAAAAAGAAAAAAAGATGAGTGAAGGTTTTACTAATAAGAAATCTGATAAAAGATCTTACAACGAAGAAGTTCAAGATATTCTAAGAAAGTATAAAAAAATTAAAAAATATATGCGTTCTTCTCTTTTCAATGTTAAAATGATTGATGGTACAGAAAAGATCGTGAGTGAACTTATGAAAGATCAAGGAGCAAATTGAAGAGAAGTGGGAAAGCATTACTTACTTAACTTGTACGGATGCTCGTTTGTCCTTTTGGATGACGAGCGTTGTCTTATTGACTTACTAGAAAACGCAGCAGTTGCTAGTGGTGCTACTGTGATTCAGACTATCTCAAAGAAGTTTGAACCACAAGGAGTTACTGTAGTCTGCTTGCTTTCGGAAAGTCATATCAGTATTCATACTTGGCCTGAGGAAGGTAAAGCAGCAGTTGATGTTTATACTTGTGGCGATTGTAACCCAAAGATCGGGTGTGATATGATCATCCATCAACTTTATGCTCAAGATCATACGCTCAGTTATATTGAGCGGTAACTAAATACACTATATCTGGAGAAGACTATGCTCTCTACTCAGTACCGTTTGCGCCTTGAAGCAATTTGTGAACGTATTGCAAAAGGCGAATCTGTAGAGCTAAGTGATATGATTTGGGCTGAAAAACTTGCTAAATCAAATCGTTCTGCTGCAACTATTCTGAGGCAGGCACGAAGACGTGCTGCTAATCCTGATATGCAGGAGGGTAGCCTTGATGATTTCATGAATGCTCTGGACCTTGGTGATCCAGATCCTTCAAATCATAGAACTGGATTTTATAGCGCGGATGATATAATTGATTTCTTTTCTGGAGATAAACCAGATGATTGGAGACAAAGGGATTAAAAATTGTATCACATTTTACAAAAAGACTTGTCTATATAGAGGCAATAGGTCTATAATGACCTTACGTTCATCCCTATGGGACGGAAGTAAGCCGACTCGGAACGGATCGTTCATCTATGGAAGCACTCCTTTTAACCTGCCTACAAGCAAATTTTATTATTGGAAGGGTACTTACTCATCCAAAGTTAGATGCCCAACAAAAAAATGATATCGTTTGGGAATTAAAACAAGTAACTAGAAAAGGTTGTTTCATAGACGCAAAAGCCGACTGAAGGAACGCTCTTTAACCACAAAATTAAGGAGAACCCTAATGTCTAAAGTTGTATATCGTGGTGTCGAATACGATACTACAGATCGTCCTAATCAAAATGTAAGACCACCAGCACACGTAGAAATCTATCGTGGGGTTTTATTTTATGTTGATGAAAATGGAAACAAACTCTCTATGGAAAAATCCAAGGGAGGTGCAAAATGAACACTTACTTCGTTCGTTATCTTAAGAAAAAAGCAAAGAAAGAAAATCTTCTTAAAGCTGCACAATTAAATATGGCGAAGCAACCACAGATTGCTTGATCAAAGAGGGGACTTGACTCCCCTCTTTTTTTTGTGTATAATTACCTTTGTCGAGGTTGATTAAATGGATAGAGAGAAGCTTAAAGTAATCATAACTCAGATGGAAACTTTACTTGATGTTCTTAAATCAGAGGTTTACTCTGATCCATCTTCGTACTATAATAATGAGAAGCATATTCCTATTTTGGATTATGATGAAATCTATGACGATGATGATGGTTACCCAGATTAAACATGTATGAAGATTTAACTGCTTTCGAAAGAGCACTTGCTAGGTTTGGAGATAAGGTCCAATATGTAATTGGACTTGAGATTACAAACAGAATGAGTCCTGAAACTGCATATCAGGAAATAAAAGAAATGATGAAGGAACTTAAAAAACTTCGTAAAAAAGAAAAAGAAACTTGGGAGAATGGCGAATGACTCAAAGTGTAAAACTTATTAGTGTAACTCCAGGAGCTGAAAAGCACATGGCGTACTGTGCTCGTGTAAGTAATCCTAATAATCAAGAGAATGAAAATTTTACTGGACTAATTAAGTATTGTATTAAGCATCAGCATTGGAGTATTTTTGAGCAGGCATTTATGACTGTTGAAATTAATACAACACGAGGACTAGCAGCACAAATTCTACGTCACCGTTCATTTACATATCAAGAATTTTCACAGAGGTATGCTGATACTTCCCTCCTAACCGATCATATTCCTGTTCCAGATCTTCGTCGTCAGGATGAAAAGAATAGGCAAAACTCCACCGATGATCTTGAAGGATATCTAAAGTTAACTCTTCAGGGAGAGATTGCTAATCACTTTGCTAACGCGAATGCCCTCTACAAGCGTCTTCTGAACGCAGGAGTTGCTAAAGAATGTGCAAGGTTCGTACTTCCTCTAGCAACCCCTACACGCCTCTATATGACCGGTTCTGTGCGGTCTTGGATCCATTACATTGATCTTCGTTCTGCTAATGGAACTCAGAAGGAACATATGGAAATTGCAGAACTTGTAAGGTGTATTTTCTGCTGTCAATTCCCAACTGTATCTGAAGCACTTGGATGGACGCCTAAAGATTATTGCCCAGAATGTGTGGATGCCCCTTCAATAACTATTGAATAAATATAATGTATTAAATTTTTATAAGATGGTTTATGAGAGTATTTCAAAACATTAAACCAGATATAATCGTAGGATTAATTGTAAATTGCGGTGTAGTAGCAATATTTCAAGGTAGATCAGAAGCTGGTCCCAGAGCTCTTGGTAATAGATCCTTGCTTTTTAATCCATTAATGTCTCGTGGTAGAGAGTATGTAAACAAGTTGAAAAAGAGAGAGCAGTGGAGACCTTTTGCTGGAGTAGTTTCTCTAGATGACGTACACGATTGGTTTGATATTGGTAGATTAGATAGTTCTCCTTTCATGACTTATGCAGTCAATGTAAAAGAAAATACTGAATTTAAACTACACTCTATCACTCACAATGATGGAACTTGTAGGATTCAAACTATAACGGAAGAGCAGAATAAGCATTTGTATGCATTGCTTATGACCTTAAAGGATCAAGGTCTTCCTCCTATTCTAGGAAATACCTCTTTTAATCTAGCTGGAGAACCTCTTGTTGAAACATATGATGATGCAATAAATACATTGAAAAATTCAGAACTTGAGTTCTTGTATCTTCCTGAGACAATGGAATTAGTCTACATCGCAAACGAAACAAAATGAAAATATTAGGAATTAACATTTCTCATCATTCTTCATCATGTCTTTTAGAAGATGGGAATATTCTTTACTTTTTAGAAGAGGAAAGAATCTCTAGGATAAAAGAACACTGTTATCTTTGGAATGGTGAGACTGCATTTTTTATTAATAAATTAAAATCATACACAAACCATGTAGATTACATTATCTTTTCCTCTTTTGGTAGAGAAATTGGAGATGATTCTGGTAAGTATTCCAATCATGATAAAGATCCAGACAAATATTTGGTTGAAAAACTTTTAACACAAATCAAAGAGTCTGGTATTGGTGTTGGTGAAGTTGTGTTTAGTAAAAATGAACATCATTTATACCATGCATCAAATGCTTTTTATGGATCTGGATTTGATGATGCAGTTTGTTTGGTGATGGATGGTGGAGGCGCTTTGTATAATGACGAGGATAAATCTTTAGCGCGATTAACTGGCGAAGAAGATCCTTTGTTCCGAGAGATAGAATCATATTATCAATTCTCATACGGACAAGAACCAAAAACTCTTCATAAACACTACACTTATGAAGATGATTTTGAGAAATCATTTGTTTATAAGCATAATGGTAATGTATTTTCTAGTACCAGAAGTAATGGTGGATTATTTAATATTCTAGGGTCTGTTCTTGGTTTTAATTCTGGAGTGGATGCTGGTAAAGTTATGGGTTTATCTTCTTATGCAAAGAAAGAAAAAGGAGATTCTGATAGGTGGTATGAAAACATTGATTGGTTCGTAGAGAAAGAGGGGGAGTGGATAACTTCTGAAAAAGTTAGAATTAAGGATTTTGATGATAACTGCAAGTTTAATAGGTTTAAGTTTGAAGAAGAGGATCTTAGACTAAAATCTAAATTAGCAAAGAAACTTCAAGATGAAACTTTAAATCATACAAATCGATTAATTAAAAAAGCTTTCGAACTATCAGACTCTAAAAATATTGTTCTGTCTGGTGGTTATTCTTTGAATTGCTTAAACAACTTCAAGTATCTTGATTCTTTACCATCGGATGCTAATATTTTTATTGATCCTATTTCTAATGATGCTGGTACTGCTATGGGAGCAGCAAAATATCTGTGGTATAAATTGAGCGGGTCTACAAATAAAAATCCCCTTAAAAATTTATTTTTAGGTTAATATGAATTGTATTGAAGATGTTTCTTATTTTGATGTAATTCAAAAGATCCTAGAGTCAAAGATAGTAGCAATATTTCAAGGAAAATCTGAGGGTGGTCCTAGAGCTTTGGGTAATAGGTCAATACTATTTGACCCAAGAGTGCCTAATGGGAAAGATATTGTTAATACTGTAAAGAAAAGAGAATCATTTAGACCTTTTGCTGGGTCTATTTTGTATGAACATTCTCACGATTGGTTTGATATGTTGGGTTTAGATGAGTCTCCATTCATGACCTATGCTTTTCAATGCAGAGAAGATAAAAAGAAATTTATACCTTCCATTGTTCATATTGATGGTACATGCAGAATACAGACAGTTAAAAAGAAACAAAATGAAGTATATTATTCTTTAATTCATGAGTTTTATAATCAAACTGGCGTTCCCATATTATTAAATACTTCTTTCAATCTAGCTGGAGAAGCAATGGTTGAAACTCCCGAAGATGCTATTCATACCTTTAAAAATTCGGGTATTGATTTTTTGTATTTTCCGGAAATAAAATGCTTATTGGAGAAGAATAGATGAAATGGACTTTAGGTGTAAGTGTTGCAAACCATGACGCATCAATATGCTTATTGAGAGATCATAAGATAGAACTTTTTTTGCAAGAAGAACGTTCTTCTAGGTATAAGCATGATTCGGATTTACCACTAAAGAGTCTCGATGAAGTAAAAAAAATTACTCATACTATTGATGATTTGGTCATAGTAAATTGTCCCAGCGAAGAAAGATTTCTTATTAGAAGTTCTTTAGTGAAGATGGGAGTTAAAGTTTTAAATTTAACTGATTGGGGAGATAAGTTTCATCACTTATATCATGCTGCTTCTGGATTTTATCATTCTGGTTTTAAGAAAGCTTTCTGTTTGGTTATAGATGGGTGGGGAGACGCTACTAATATTTCCCTTGACGATGAATATGGAAAAATAGAAGGATATGAAACTACTTCTATTTTTACAGCAGAAAGCACGGGTCAATTTAATTTGTTATATAAACATTTGCATTATGATCCATCAAAAACTGATGTTCTAGCTACAACTTCAGTCGATCCAGAAAAGTTTTTGCGTAAAGATAGTCGATATGATGTCAGTCATCGAATAGATATTGGTGTTTTATATGGAACAGTAGCATCACATGTTGGTTTTGATCCAGTTGAAGGTGGTGGAAAGTTGATGGGAATGGCTCCTTATGGATTTGATGATGATAGCATTCCTTCATTTTTTATCAATGAAAAGTTGGATACTAATATGAATCTTTTTACAAATAGTAGAATTCTTGATATTTTTGCACACCCACATTTGAAGGAATATAAAAATAATTTTCAAAAAAAGGCTAACCTAGCATACGCAGCACAGAAAGCATTAGAAAAAAAGTTTGAGCAGAGAGTCAATTTTATTCTTAATAATTTTAGGACAGAAACTCGTGACTATTTTGATGATGATAAAATAAGAATTGTTATTAGTGGAGGTTGTGCTTTAAATGTTGTTGGTAATTCTTATCTGAAAGAAAAGTTCCCAACAGTAGAGTTTTACATTGACCCTATTCCTAATGATGCTGGGCAATCAATAGGAGCAGCTAAAATAGCTTACTATACTACTAGTGAATGTGATATAATAGAGAGGACCGAATCATTGTATACTGGTCCATCTTATAGTCCAGATTATATTAGAAAAGCAATTTCAAAAGAGATTTAATTTCTAAAAATAAATACAATTGTGAATTTAAGTTTTGTAACTTTATGCCTACGTATCCTGTTAAGAATATGAAAACCGGAGAGACACAAGAAATCGTGATGTCTGTTCCTGATTATGAACAATGGAGAAAAGATAATCCAGATTGGGATAAAGATTGGAGCAAAGGATGTGCTAGTCTAGGTGAAGTTGGTGAATGGAAAGACAGACTTGTGAGAGAAAGACCAGGATGGAATGATGTCCTGGAAAAAGCATCACAAGCACCCGGTTCTAAAGTAAAGAAAATCTAATGGCAAGAAAAAGAAGAAATCCCGATCAACCAATTGGCGTTGGAATGACTGCTAAGCAGATGAAGAGAAAGAAGCCTATTAATTATGATTTATTAATAGACATCGATCCATTAACAGATAATCAAAAAACTTTATTTGAATCTTATGCGAACAATAAAAATTTAGTAGCATATGGTGCTGCTGGAACTGGTAAAACTTTTATCACTCTTTATAATGCAATTCAAGATGTATTAGATGAAAATTCCCCATATGAAAAGATTTATATTGTTCGTTCACTTGTAGCAACACGCGAAATTGGTTTTCTCCCTGGTGATCATGAAGATAAGTCATCTCTTTACCAGATTCCATATAAGAACATGGTGAAGTATATGTTTCAAATGCCTACAGAAGCAGATTTTGAAATGCTTTACGGTAATCTGAAAACTCAGGGAACAATTAGTTTTTGGTCCACTTCTTTTTTGAGAGGAACTACTTTAGATAAATCAATTATTATTGTAGATGAATTCCAAAACTTGAATTTTCATGAACTTGATAGTATAATTACTCGTGTGGGAGAAGATTCTAAGATTATGTTCTGTGGTGACGCAACTCAATCGGACTTGGTAAAAACCAATGAACGTAATGGAATCGTAGATTTTATGAGAATTCTTAGAGTTATGCCTTCATTTGATATTATTGAATTTGGTGTAGAAGATATTGTAAGATCTGGAATCTGTAAGGAATACTTAATTGCAAAAACAGAACTAGGACTTTGATATGACTCTGCATAAAATTTTTTATTATAAAAAAGATCCAGGCAAAGATATTATCAAGACGGGAGAACTGTTTGATACTGGAGACCGATATTCATACCAGGAATGTCCTGTATGGTTGCATAAAGCAAGTAGAACATTCGTATATCATTCTTCATTCGAATTTTGTTTGTCTGTGAACCAAGAAGATGGTTCAATGGATTATTCAAGTAATCTTAAAGATTCTGGTCAATATTTTAAAATTGAAGAATCACTTGAATATGATGATTTTTATGGTTCAAATCCAGTAATTCAGTACAGCTATCCAGAATACTTTTTTTGGACAGAAAGTGAAGATATTTGGATTGAATTTTTAGATCATCCATTAACATCATTTAATAATAATCTTGTAACTCTTAGTGGTTGGTGGAATTTATCCAACTATCCAAGAAGCATGAGCATTGCATTTCAAATTGTTGATTCTCAAGTAGATGTTTCTGTTCAACCAGGAGATCCTCTTTATAGAATAAAATTCTTTTCTAAAAATTTTGACGACGTATTTTCTATAGTTGAAAAAACAAAAATAGATTTTGATGAAGCATCCAGGAATAAACTTCAGGATGATATTAAATCTGATAAAATCTTATTGCAAGATACTCTATTTAAAAAATCTTGTCCTTTTAACTCCGAAATAAATGATAATGTTTAATCATGTTGATATTGATTTGCCTGTCTTAGATAGAGAAACTATTGATGGAGTAAGGTATTATAAAGTTCCAGATAACGATGAATTAATTAGATTAGTTTCTATTACCTCTGTTACTAGTCATAAAAATCGCCAGTTTTTTGCTAACTGGCGTAAAAAAATTGGGGAAGAAGAAGCAGATAAGATTACACGACAGGCAACTAGTCGTGGAACTGATATGCATACTCTTACTGAAAATTACCTTTCCAATAATTTAGATCTTCCCAAAGTTCAACCTTTATCTGAGTATCTTTTTAAAATTTCTAAACCAGAACTGAACAAGATAAATAATATTCATGCTCTCGAAAGTTCCCTTTACAGCAAAGTTTTGGGGATTGCTGGGACAGTTGATTGTATTGCTGAGTATACAGGAAAGAATAATACTCCAGAATTAGCGATAATCGACTTCAAGACTTCAAAAAAACCAAAACCAGTAGAATGGATTGAGCATTACTTTGTTCAATGTGCAGCTTATGCTTGTATGTTATATGAAATTACTGGTATAATGGTAAAGAAGTTTGTAATTATAATGTCATGCGAAAATGGAGAATGTATTGTTTATGAAGAGTATAACAAATCAAAATACATCAAACTTCTCACCGAATATATTAGAGAGTTTGTTAAATTTAAATTGGGACAGTATGGAGAGTAAAGTAGAAAATGAACTAGAGAAAGTATTAGAGAGTAAATTCTTTTGCCCTTCAAAATTTGCTCAAGAAATAGAAAGTCTTGTTAAAATGAATTCAGAAATGAATTACATCGATGCTATAATTTATTTCTGTGAAGAGAATAATATTGATTTAGAATCAGTTCCTAAGTTAATATCAAAACCGTTAAAGGAAAAGATAAAATATAATGCAATGGAATTAAATTTTCTAAAGAGAACTTCCAGGGCAAAATTGGTTTTTTAATCCATTTTTGGGCGAAAAAAATCCCGGTAAATTTTTCTCTATATTACTTTTTTATGAGTCCATTTGAATGCTATAAAACATATCTAGCACTAAAAAATCATTTTAGTAAAGATAACTATGATTATCACAAATACTGTGGTAAAAGCAGAGCAAGTCTTCAATCTTTTTATAAGAGAAAAGATCGGTATTGGTTTGAAAAACTATCTAGAAATAAAACAGATAAAGAAGTAGAAAATTTCTTTATCTCTAATTTTGTTTCATGTGATGATCCGCAGTCATTGTGGATTGGTAGTATTATTAGAGAAGGAGAAACTATATACAAAAATTGGACAAAAAAAATTCAGTCTCTATCTTATGTTTTTAAGGAAGAGACTGATATTTTATTTTCTACCAATAAATTGGAGGAAGCTTTTGATTGCTCTAAGGGGCACCCTCCCGTTTTAAAAAAGTTCCTGAGCGGGAAAATTTCACTAGAAACCCTAGTGATTTATGATAAGATTTTCCTGTTCGGGAATAATTTTGATAAGAAACTGAAAGATCCAGTGTGGGATATTGTGAGAAATAAAATAAAGAAATATAAGCCATTTCTAAATATTGATATATTTTATTACAAAAAAATATTAAAGGAGCGTTTTTTATGAGTTTTTTTGATTCCGAGATAGTAAGATCCGAAATGGTCGAAATATCAGAATTGCAAGAGCAGTTATATAATACTGTATTTAAATTTCCATCTTTTAATAAAGAAGAGAAGATACGTCACATTGAATTGATGGAAAAACTTTTAGAAAAACAAAGAGTTTTATATACTCGTTTGTCTTTATCTGACGATAAGCAAGCTAAAGAAATGGTAAGTAAAATATCTGAATCTACAAAACTAATGGGTTTAGATTCTAATGTTGATATTAGTGTATTATTTGGAAATATGGTAAAATTAATTCAATCAATGAAAAATAATATTATTAATAACTGATTTATGTTTAAAACTTATTTTGGAACTTGCTCTACCTCTACTCTAGGTATGCCCTTTTTTATTAATAAATTGGGAGAAGATTTGAATGGTTTACTTCTTGGAGTTGGTGAAGCAGTATGCGCTTGTATCTTACTTCAAGAATCTCCATTAATTAAGAAACTAGATTTGGTAGATGCATATCTCCCATACTATGATTATATTGGTGGTATTACTTATACAAATAAAGAATATTCAACATTTCGTGGATCATATTGTAGTGAGTGTGAACTATTAGATATTTTTTCTGGAAAATCTACGGAAGAAGTTCATAATATTCTATCAAAAGATCCTTCTGAATTTCCTGATGTTTATCCAGATGAGTTTCAGCAAGAGGAAATATCAGATATATTTGATAAAGCAAAAACAAATTTATTATCTTCTGGGTACATTGATAAAGTTAATTTACATGTAACTGATACTAATAAATTTCTAACATCAGTTAGCGATGATTATTATGATTTTATTTTTATAGACTGCCACTTATCTTATAATCAACTTTATTCTGATTTGGAAAAATGGTTACCCAAAGTTAGGTCTGGTGGTATTATTAGTGGTCATGATTACATGAGTGTTGAAACTTATTATGCAGTCAAAAATTTTAGAGAAAAAAATGGAATAACCGATAGAATGTATAGAGCTCACAATGACTGTTTTTTATGGTTTAAAAATGTACCAAATGGAGTAAGTGGACTTTCCTCATGATTTGCGAATTATTTGATAATATATTTGATCCATTGTATATTCATGAAACTCACTCTGCAATCATGGATATACCAGTTTCTCCAAATAATGTAGCGAATAGATATACTAAACCATATGGATTTGAAGGATCTCATAGGTTATATGGTAAAACTATTTTTGAGAGGAAGGATATTAATCGAGTAGATGTTTTAGATTTAGAGCACTCTCGTTTATTTTTTGATATGTATGATATGATTGAAGACCTAATTGGAGTTAGGTTTTATCTTAGCCAAATATCATTAAATGTTCAACATACTGGTTGTGATGGAACTCCTCATATTGATTGTAATATAGATGATGAGGATGAGTATACAATACTTGTTATGACTAATTCTTCTTGGGAAAAGAGTTGGGGTGGAGAATTTCAGATAATGAATGATAAAAATCTAACTGAAGTTGTAGAAGAGCATGATTATGTTCCTGGGAGGGTGGTTATTTTGCCCTCAAATCGTCACCACAGAGGTCTTGGTCCAAAAGAGAAGTACAAATATAGGACTTCTGTTGTTTTCCGAGTGACTCCAAATTTTTCAAAACACGTTCCCGAAATGCCTTGACCATAAATAGGAAGACTGCTATGATAGCAGTGTCTTAAACAAAGGCCAAATCCAATTAATCCGAGGTAATCCAATGTCTTTTGCAGATCTTAAAAAGCAATCCAAACTTGGCTCTCTAACTTCTAAACTTGTTAAAGAAGTTGAAAAAATGAATACTACAGGTGGAGGTGAAGATGATCGTCTCTGGAAACCTGAACTTGATAAGACTGGAAACGGTTTTGCAGTTATTCGTTTCCTCCCTGCTCCCGAAGCAGAAGATCTTCCCTGGGCAAAACTCTACACCCACGCTTTTCAGGGACCTGGCGGATGGTATATTGAAAACTCTTTGACTACTCTTGGTCAAAAAGATCCTGTTTCCGAATATAATCGTGAACTATGGAATAGCGGTAGTGATAAGGATAAAGAAACTGTTCGTAAGCAGAAGCGTAAACTCTCTTACTACTCTAATATCTACGTTGTGAAGGATCCTGTTAATCCACAAAATGAGGGTAAAGTCTTTCTATTTAAGTATGGTAAAAAAATCTTTGATAAAATTATGGCTGCTATGCAACCAGAATTTGAAGATGAAACCCCAATCAATCCTTTCGACTTTTGGGAAGGTGCAAACTTTAAATTGAAGATTCGTAAGGTAGATGGTTATTGGAACTATGATAAGTCTGAATTTGATCGTCCTGCTGCACTTCTCGATGATGATGAGGCAATGGAAGCAATTTGGAAAAAGCAGTATTCTCTAGTTTCAGTTACTGCTCAAGATCAATTTAAAACCTATGAGCAACTTGAATCACGTCTGAAGATGGTCCTTGGGCAAAAATCGTCTTCTCGTCCTCGTCTTGACGAAGAAGTTGATGATGAAGATAATGATCGCGGATCTTATACACCAGATTTTGGTTCTCGTCGTCAAGAATCTCAACTACCAGAAGATCTTAGTTCTCAATTGAATTCTTTGAGTTCTTCTAATGTTGATGAAGAAGATGATGATGCTCTTAGTTATTTTCAACGTCTAGCAGAAAGTTGATATAAAAAGTAAAGGGGGCAACGCCCCCTTTTTTTATTCGTATAATCTAGGATTATCGCATCTTTTCAAGAATTTCGATCTATATTGAATGGTTCCATTTTCATATGGCATGAGTCTATCAATATCTTCAAGTATTACTCCAATATAAGTTGCTTTCAGTAAGTAAATATTTCTTTTTTGATTTTCTCTTTCTTCTTCTAATTGATAGTTAGTTACTGGAACAGTTACATTAGTTATTATGGTGTCTGCATCAAGTAAGTAATCATAATATGAAACACTATAATTTCTAGGTACTCTTAATCCTTTTGGTACTATCACCTCTCCAGCTCTATTTGTAATTTCTATTGTTTCATAGTGATTAATTTCATTTATTTTATCATAAGTTTTATATTTGTTTATTAAATAATCGTCAAATGATTGTTGTGTTAAAGGCCATTCACTCTGAACATTTATTATATTATTTGTGAGCAAAATTATCCAATCAAATCCAGGATCTCCATATACATCATTTGCTACATTATCTGGTCTATCATCTCCAATTATTTGATATTTTTCAAAGAAAGACACATTTTCTAATAAATCCTCCCTGATTTTTACTTTTTTGAATATATTTTTAGCGAGCACATAATTGTTTAATCCCTCTGCGTTCCTATCAATATATTCTATATTTGGAATGTTTTCGAAATAAGCCATTTCTTAGTACCCCATACCTGTTGCACCTTCACCTTCATCATAATCATTTGCGTATACTGGATCGATCTCAGCAAAGGTCATATTTAATTCATATGCAGTCATTGAAGAATCTTCCAGATAAGTCATATATTGACCATCTGGAGTATAATTAACACTAAAATCTTTTAACGCGCATTTTTTAATTCTATTTAAGTATGGGTGTTGCACTGCTGAATTACTATTATTTTTCGTGCTCATATATTTAATTTTAAAAATATTAGGTGCTAGTAGGAATAGTTGTGATGGAGTTACTTCTGGTTGCATCTCTCTTTTAAAAAGTCTGATTATATCTTTTATTGCTTTAGTCTCTCTATTATTTCTTGGTGTTAGTCTGAATGTAAATGTGAAAGACCTTAGTTGTGGACCAGAAAATAATAATTCTAAATTATTGTTAATAGCAGCACCTGCTGTTCTTGATAATAAATTTTGCACTTGGCCACCCATTGCTTGTTGGGTGAAATAATTTATCAGCATCTGTCTAAGTTCTGGTGATGAATCTTTACTCGTCAAATTACCAGCAATAGCCTCTAGACCTGCTCCAAATGTTGCAAATGGATTTCCACCAGATCCTGATGATGCTATAGTTCCATATGCTAAACCAGCGAATTGTGCTGTGAGTGGGTTTATTTCTCCCTGTCCCCAGTCAACTGATGCTGAATCCGTAATTCCCGATTGTATTGGTAGTAATACTGTACTTAAAAGATTAGTTTCTCTTTGTTCTTGTCCAATAAGTCCAAATCCTTTTCCTTTTTCTGGGGTTTGCAAACCAGATTTTCTATATTCTATAAGTTGTATTTGTATATAATCTCCAGTTATTTTTTCTGGATATTTTAATATTGGTGGATATGATACTGTTTTTCTTTGAGAAACTACTGTAATTTTTGCTAATTCTTCTGGTGTAAGTGTATTAGATTCTGATGCTGAATTGTTTCCTGATTGTTGCTCGGAAGTTCCTGTTTCTGGTGCTTTATTTTGAATTCCATTGTATTCTTTTGTTCTAGTTAATTGCTCTTTTACTTCTGCTGGTGCTTTTGCAGAAACTATTTCTTTTGCCTTTGCTGCTGAATTTGCTTTCAAGTTAGTAATATATGAAGCACCACCTCTCTGTTCTAAATCAGCATATCTTTCACCTTTAGTTACTGTTCCATCTGCAGAAACATTCATTACTAATTTGTTTCCAAGAACTCCATATTCATATATATCCCTTGCTCCAGTTTTTGTATTAACATTATATACAAACTTTCTACCTAGTGTGTCTATAATACCAGATTCATATACGTCAAAATTTGATTGACTTTGCTTCCATCCAGAAGTTTTTCTTGCAGATATGGTTTCCTGATTGGGCATTAATCTAGTTTATACCTATTAGAAATATTTAGACTACTTTATACCAAGATCATCCTCCGTTATAACTTTGAATTCTATTAATCTATCCTTACAAAATTCATCTGCAGCTTTCCATTTTGCTTGATTGACTGAATAGGTTTTAATCTCATTAATATATGACTTTGTAATTCTTGATTTCTTTTTTGGCGGCATAGTTTGCTTTTTTGGTTTTACTTCTACGACATATACCTTTGCATTTCCATGTTTATCTTTTACTTTTATTATAAAGTCTGGAAAATATTTGTGAACTCTATTGTCTACTGGTGAGATATAGGGAATCCAAAACTCTTCACTTCCCCATTCTATAATATTTTCGTTCAGATCGCACCACCTACAAAATTTTCTTTCCCAACTACTTCTGCAGATTATATTGTTTGGATTACCTTTGTATTTTTCGGGATATTCTGGTTTATACCTACTTTTTATACTTTCTGCCATATTTGATTATACATAATATATAAGTACATCTATTTATTTCAAGATGCCTGCACCAGCGCCTAGACATTTATCAATGTCTTCCTTGAAGGAGAAGATATTACAACCAGCGCAGACATCTGTTTATCTAGTGAATGTTGTTCCTGCTAAGGCAACTGGTTTGCAGGGTTTCTTTAATCAAGGTGGAAGAAAAAATAATTTTAGTTTAACAACAGATGCTGAATTACTAAACCTTTCATGCTGTGAAGCATCTCTTCCTGGTAGTGGTCTTGCTACTCACGAAGTTACTGGTGATTTTCATGGTGTAACAGAGAAAATGGCCTACAGAAGAATATATGATGATAGTATAGATTTGACTTTTTATGTTGACCATAACTATAAAGTTTTAGAATTTTTTGAGACTTGGATGAATTACATTGTAGGAGAAGGATCAACTTTTCCGTATTCGGATTATTTGAGGAATAATGCATATTATAGGATGAATTATCCAGATAATTATAGATGCGAAATTTTTCTAACAAAATTTGAAAAGTTGAATGTAGTAGCTCAACCAGTATTATCTTATACATTTGTTGATGCATTTCCAATAAATGTATCTTCAATTCCTATATCATATGATGCTTCTGAACTTTTAAAAGTTACAGTATCATTTTCTTATACAAGATATAATAGAGTAAGGGAATTGAAGAGGAATTCTTCTTATTCTGGAGAAGCTTCTAGAAATCAAAACGCTACTAATCCCGGTCTTCAGTTTAATCCGCTATCCCAAGCGGCATTTAACTCACCTGGAAATCCAGAACTTGCTCAATTTGCAAATCCAAGTTTTGGTGTTGATCCCGGTGGACTAAGTGGTATAGATTTTGGATTGTTAGTTCCAGCAGATACCCAAGGCAATAGAAATGGAACACCATACGCTGCTAATCTTCGTGATGAGGGAAGTGAAATAATTGATGCAGTTAATAATAGGAGTAGAAGAGTCGAGGAAGGTCTACCATTCGTTGGAAGAAATAGGGGACCTATAGCTCCGTTTATTTGACTAAATATATGGAAATGAATGAATTTTCTATAGAAAGTTATGCCGTTACCTACAATTTCTACACCATCGTATGAACTTGAGTTGCCTTCAAGTGGACAAAAGATTAGATATAGACCATTTTTAGTTAGAGAAGAAAAACTATTAGTTCTAGCACTAGAAACGGAAGATATAAAAGAAATAACCAACGCAATTAAAACAGTAATTAAAAGTTGCATTCAAACAAAAAATGTTAAAGTGGAAACTTTACCAACTTTTGATATTGAATACTTATTCTTAAATATAAGAGGTAAATCTGTTGGAGAAGATATTGAAGTTAATTTGATATGTCCAGATGATCAACAAAGCGTTGTTTCTACTACAATAAATGTAGACGATATACAAGTACATAAGAATCCAGACCATAATAATAAAATACAATTGGATTCTTCTTTGATTATGGAGATGAAATATCCTTCACTAGATGAGTTTATAAAATCTAATTTTGATTTTTCATCTAATACTGGTATGGATCAATCTTTTGATCTTATCACATCATGCATTGATAAAATTTATAATGAAGAAGAAGTTTGGGTTTCTAGTGATGTGACCAAGAAAGAATTATTTGAGTTCCTAGATCAAATGAATACAAGTCAATTTAAGCAAATTGAAAAGTTCTTTGAAACGATGCCTAAACTTAGTCATAAAGTTAAGATTAAAAATCCTAATACTGGTGTTGAAAGTGAAGTTCTTCTGGAGGGATTAGCATCTTTTTTCGGTTAGGAATGGTCCATATGGATCTTGAAAATTATTATAAGTTAAATTTTGCTTTGATTCAGTATCATAAATATTCATTGACTGAGATTGAAAATATGATGCCCTGGGAAAGGGATGTTTATGTCTCATTATTACAACAACATTTGGACGATGAGAAATTAAAGCAACAACAGAGATAAAAGATGGCGGTAGATTCTCCAAATACACCAAAAACTGAATCTACTAATGTAGAAGATCTTGCGGAAGAAAATATAGATCCGAGGGTTTTGGAACTTCTCGGATTGCAAGATATCTTCGATTTAGATTATGGCGACTATAAAACGCTTTTAATTGGAAAGCTAAATGAAAATGATCTTTTATCTTCAAAAGGCAAAGGTCTAGAAACTGATGATGTTACTTTACTTAGAGAAGAATTATTAAGAGTTAGAAAGAAAAGATCTGGAAGATTTAAAGTAAGTACTAAAAAAATAAAAGCAAATAAATTTTTTGATAAGGATTCTGGATCTGATGCTACACAGGCACCCAAAAAGGTAAATCTTTTACCTCATGCTAATGTTCCTGGTGCTATTCAAAAACTTCCTGATAATATTCAAGATGAAAATGGCGATCAAAAAAATGTAGAACTACAGAATAAAAAAGATGATGAAATATTATCTGTAGTTAAGGAAATAAAAGAACTTGTAATTACAATTGCCGATTCAATGAAAAAGCAATTGCAAGAAAAACAAAAATTAGCATCTCTTTCCTCTAGAGAATCTGAAAAAGCAGGTAGATCATCAAGAGAAAAAAAGATGGAGCAAAAACCATCTTTTGCTACTAAAATGGTTGAACAAGCAACGAAACCGTTTGTAAGTATTTTTGATACAATTAAAAATTTCCTGTTGAATGTTCTACTTGGTAGTTTGGCTAATTGGTTGTTCTCTGTAATACAAAATCCAAAAATGCTTTTACAACCAATACAGAGTTTATTGGATGGTATTTTTGGATTTTTTAATAATATTCTTCAATTCATTGATAATAATGTAGTACAACCAGTAAGAAGTTTTATTGATTTAATTAACTCGGCAATTAGTGGATTTATTGGAATTATTAATAAAGCGATGAGTATCATTCCTGGATCTACTCCTATTGATGCTCCACAAGTACCGAATATTCCCGATATTCCTGATATAAAAGCACCAAATATAACAGGCACAGAAACTGCTGAACCACAAAAATCACAACCAAACATTCAAGTAAAGAATCAGGGTGGAAATATAGTTGGTAGTGATATTAAAATTCTTAAGAGCATTCAAAATCTAAACGTTGATAATTCGCAAAAAATCAATAATGTTGTTCAAAAAACTTCTGGTGGGGGAGTTCCAAAAATGAACAATAAAATTGCTGAAACTGGTGGAATTGTTAGTGGATCGACAGGATTGGATATTAGTGGACTTGGACCTGATACTCAATTAACTGCATTGAAGAAAAATGAATTTGTCCTTGTTCCTGGTGCAGCTCAAGCAATAGGAATTCCATTTTTGGAATCTATGAATAAAAAGTATGGTGGTAATAATGCCTCAACATTTGCTTCAGTTAATGATATAAAGATAAGAACAGCTGCAGGTGGTGGAGGAATAGATCTTTGGGGAATTAGTCCATCAAGAAATACAAAATTATCATCAAGTTCTGATTTTTCCAGTGTTCCATCGCACCATAGATCTTATTCTGCTTTCCGAGGAGCAATTCCAGCAGATTATGCTGTCGTTAGAACTGGTATTAATCCCGCTGCAGTTCCTTCTCATGGAAGAGGATTGAGTGTTGTTTCTGGTGTGTCCGGAAAGGTTGGATTTGCTGGATATGCTGACGGTGCAGGAAATATGGTAGAGATTGTTAATAATAAAGGGGAAAAATTAATAAGATTGCTGCATTTAGATAAGATAAAAACAAAAACTGGTTCAACAGTTAGTCCTTCTACTATCATAGGAACACAAGGAAATACGGGAACTAGAGATATCCACGTCCATGTTGATGGTAGTAAAGCGGTTCATACTAATTGGATTAGAGCCACTTTAGGTGGTAATTATGCAG